TTTTATCCGTGTGTATTGCAGTAGGTGCTGGACATAAACACTCTATGGCAATAAGAGAAAATGGTTCTGTTGTTTGTTGGGGATTAAATGATAATGGTCAATGCAATGTTCCTGCTAGTGTTGGTACAAATGGATTACAGATTGCAGGTGGATTAGAACATACAGCATTATTGAAAAAAGATGGCTCAGTAATATGTTGGGGTAATGATACATATAGACAATCAAGTATACCCGAATTTCCCGATCCATTGCCATTAACGTATTTTGTTAATGATGAAACTAACAGAATGTCGTATCCAACAGTAGGTCTTACTGGTTCAACAACAAAAGTTTTTTGTACAAAATATGGAACAATTGCATTATGTAATGCTAGAAAAACAATAAATCAATTATCTTCAGATACATTCACAGATTTTTATGCTTCTTCATTAATACCATCTGTAGATAATCCAACAAAATATGTACCAGGTCCCAGAATAAAAAATGGACAAGTGGGATGTAATTTGTGGGGTATAACTAGTTCACAAGTTTTAAGTGGAGTATCATGGTGGGGGAGATTTAATGGATATAATCCAACAAGACATGATTACTACACATATCCAAGTGAAATACAAAATGTCCTAGATTCAGTATCTCCAACAGGTTTAAACACGGCTTGGTGGAATAATAATGTTGGTGATCAAAAATTAGATAAATGTTGGATTTCTGGTTATCAAGGTACAACTTTTAGTTTTAGTGGAATTACTTACTATATAAAAGTATATGATTATTTTTCTCCTCCAGATTTAAGTGGATGTTCTATCAGACCAAGGGCTTTTAGTAAACCTTGGATAGAAATAAATGGAGTCTGGCCTATTGATTTAGTAAATATTCAAACAGGAGCTGGGAGTATGCCTGAACCTGTAGTCTCAACACTCGGTTTTTACCCAGGTGGAGGAAACTATACTAATTATCTATATGGTACTGCAAGATATCATAGTTTAATACAAGATATACCAAATAATTGGAATCTTTTTAATTCTGGTTTTTGGACAAATATTTTAATTACTAAAAAACATGCACTAGCAGTTAAACATTTTGCTGGACCAAATAATATTCTTACTAATGTACAATGGATAAGAAGAGATGGTGTAACAGTTACAAGAAATTTAACTAGAATTTATGCGTTTGAAGACTATAGATATCCTGACCCATATAATCCAAACCTAATAAGAGATCCTGTAGATTTTTACTTATATGAACTAGATTCTGAACTAACACAAGATGATTTAAATAATATGAGTGTGTATAATGTTTGGCCTACAGTTACCGGTTTTACTGGTTCTAAATTGATTGATACAAGGGCATATACCCGTAAAGGTTTTACTGGAGATCATGCTAACATTAACTATAATGATGTTAAATTTATGTCACAGGTTGGTAGAAAAATTTATTCATTAGATGGTCAAGATAGAGTATACTGTAAAAGAATTTCAAAAGTTATTGATATACAAAATGCAAGTCAATTTTACCAACCTGCACCAGAATACTCTAGAGATGATGATTTTATATCACATAAATTTTCTTTAGTTGATCCATTTCCACATAATATGGAACCAGATAATATTGCATGTAGTTTATTTATTGGTGATAGTGGAACACCAAATTTTATAACTGCTACGGCTGCTAACATCGGTGGCTCAACTGGACTACAGGCACAATATTTTGTAGGACAAGGAATTACTGTTGGAAGAACAATGTTTCTGGGAACATTAGAAATGAATCATATTTTTACAACAGCATTTACAGATAAATTAAATAGTATATTATTAACACGTGGATTAAATTTAAGTGATTGTATTCAACGTGCAGAAATTGATGAAGATGGTCCAGGTGAAGCATGGGTTTTACCAATTTCTGGTGGAGTTACATACGATGTTGGATTGATTCCAGATTATAGTGGTACAGGTCCAAATCTTTTATCATCATTATTTTATTCTACACAAAGTCCTTTACAAACTACAGGTTTATATGGTTCGGCAACAGTTACAAACTGGGATAGTACCAAAAAAATACTAACAGTAACAGGGGTTACTGGTAGCGTTGTAACACCTGGAGGATCTACGGGGTATTCTTTAATAAATACAAATGAAGATAGAAGTAGTACAATATATACTAATTCACATCCATATGTTATTGCTTTGAATAATAATTTAGGAACTACTGCAGGCATAAATGATGTTATAGATGAGGAAGCAATATTATTTAATATTGATAAAAACGAACCATGCTAATAGGAAACTAAATGTTTAATTATTTCTATAATCAAAATTTAAGAAAATTAGTAGTTGGATTTGGATCATTGTTTAGCAATATCAATGTTCAGCATGACAATCCTGAAGATACTGTTTCTCCATTAATAATTCGTGTTCCAATTACATATGCTCCACAAGAAAAATTTATTCGACGTTTATTAGAAACTTCATCAATAAGTGATGGAACTCGTATAGAAAATCAATTACCTAGATTGAGTTATATGATGTCATCGGTTACACCTGATCCATCTAGAAGAAGAAATAAATCAACTACCAGTAAAACTATGGTAGGTTATCCAGGGAATTGCAATGGATCAAGTGCAAATTTTATTACAGAAGAAGTTCCAGTTAATGTTTCTTTTTCATTATTTGTTTATACCAGACATTTAGATGATACTTTACAAATTGTAGAACAGATTATTCCATATTTTAATCCAGATCATATTATAACAATTGATATGAATAGTGCACAAAGTGATGTTCGAATTCCTATAACTATGCTAAGTAATAATATAAGTGAACGATATGATGGTGATTTTGGAAACCGTAGAGTAAATATTTCAAGTTTTAATTTTGTTGCTAAATCATATATCTTTGGTAAGATTGAAACGCAGAATGTAATTTCATCTGTAGGTCCTCCAGGAATATCATTTGATTTAAATTGGAATTATTAATAATATTGATTGAGTGATATGAATATAAATAAAAATCTGTCTAATTTTTTTAATGTTTCCGAGCCTTCGGAAAAACCAATAGTAGAAAAGAATACTGTTGGTGGAACTTTTGATAATAATAATTTTCAAAAAGATTATGAATTGGCACAGTCTAATTATAAAGATTTATTGGGTTCTGGTACTATAGCACTTGAAAGTGCTCTTAAAGTTGCAACTGAATCAGATTCTCCACGTGCATTTGAAGTTGTTGCAATTTTATTAAAAACTATGTCCGATTTAAATAATAATATGTTAGATATACATAAAAAAGCTAAAGATACTACTTCACAAAAAGTTCAACTAAATCAAACTAATAATTCAGTATTTGTTGGTTCAACAAAAGATCTTCAAAATTTATTAAATAAAGACCGAAGTACAGAAAAACTTATAGAAGCTGAAATAGTAAATAAAGATGAGCTTAAATAATAAAAATCAAGGTTATAGAAATAACCCAAAATTAAAACCTCCTGGTATAGAATTACAATATACCAAAGAGCAATTAGACGAATATATAAAGTGTGCCAAAGATCCTGTATATTTTTGTACCAAATATGTAAAAGTTAAAACACTCGACAAAGGTATTATGCCTTTCAAGTTGTATGATTACCAGGAAAACTTTGTCCAAGCCATTCATGATAATAGATTCACTATCTCTAAATGGCCTCGCCAGTCCGGTAAATCAACTTCAGTTATTGGTTATATTGCTCATTATGTGACATTCAATCAGTCTGTCAGTTGTGCTATTCTAGCAAATAAATTAAAGACAGCAAAAGATGAATTATTTGCCAAACTTCAATTAGCCTATGAAAATTTACCACATTTCCTACAACAGGGCGTAGTAGAATGGAATAAGACGAGTTTTAAATTAGAAAACGGGTCTAGGGTGGTTTGTGATGCAACATCGTCTTCAGCGATCCGTGGTGGCTCGTATAACCTATTGTTGTTAGATGAGTATGCGTTCTTACCTTCACATATTGCTGAAGAATTCTATTCTTCTACATATCCGACCATTTCAGCTGGTTTAACTACCAAATTAATAATTGTTTCTACTCCCAATGGTATGAACCATTTTCATAAACTTTGGGTAGATGCTAACCGCCCAGTTGGTCATAAACTTAAAAATAGATTTGTACCCATTGAAGTTGATTGGACTCAGGTTCCCATCACCCCAGGTGGACCACGAAGAAATGCTGAATGGGCAGAAGAACAGATTGCAAACACAAGTCAAGAACAGTTTAACCAAGAGTATGGTTGTAGTTTCTTAGGATCTTCTAATACACTGATTTCATCAACAAAATTAAATTTATTAGCAGCAGAAGAATTTTTATCTGAAAATGCAGAAGGTTTACGAATTTTTGAAGAACCTATAAAAGATAAAATATACTTTTTACAGGCAGATGTATCAAGAGGACAGGGTGCTGATTATTCAGCGTTTTCAGTTATAGAAGGGTCTGAAAGCCCATATAAAGTTGTTGCTACATATAAAAACAATACCATTAGTCCTTTTAATTTTCCTCAATTAATAAAATCTGCTGGTGAAAAATATAACAATGCTTATGTATTAATTGAAACAAACGATCTTGGTGCCCAGGTATCCCATGTATTGTATAATGAACTTGGCTATGAAAATTTATTGATGACTAAAGTTTTGGGTAGAAAGGGTCAGGTTCTATCTCAGGGATTTGGTGGAGTTGGAAAAAATGAAATGGGAATTCGCACCACTGCACAAACCAAAAAGCTTGGATGTGCAATATTAAAGCGTTTAGTGGAAGAAGATAAACTTTTATTAAATGATGATAGAATTATTCAAGAATTGATGTCATTCATTTCTCGATCTAATACATATAAGGCAGAAGAAGGTCAACATGATGATTTGGTTATGACTTTAGTCTTCTTTTCTTGGCTATCTAGACAGGAATATTATAACGATTTGATTGAAAGTGCTAAATTTTCTTATGCTAAACCTGAAAATGTAAATGATGATAATGTGCTTTTTATGGAAAATAGTGAGCGTGCAGAAGATAAAGAACAATTTTCAGATGGTGATGTAATTTGGTATCCTACTTAAAAAAAGTATAAATATTTCTAATAGATAAGGTACCCTATGCCCAACGCAATTCCGACTTTAGGATCATTTTTAAATTCAAGCCAATACAATACCAATTTAACTTCTGGTAATCCACTGGAAGCCGCACTTGTAGCTGGTTCGACATTTAATCTTCCTTCATTTTCTAGTGCTGCACCTGGTGGGGCAGGATCAGCAGAAAAAGATCCTGGTGGACTATTTGGTTGGTTGATATATGCAAGAAATTATAAATCATCACCAATTTTAGGAAGTACTTCTGATCAATATATTGTTTATAATGATCCAGGAACATTTGTTGGAGATTTAAATAAACTTTCCGGTGTTACAAATGCTCTTGTAGCTTTTACTGGAAGTGGTGGTACTTGGGGTTTGTTTCAACAAACTAATACAACAACTATCACAACAAGAGCACCACAAGGAAATGATTTCTTACATTGTATGCATTATCTTGCTTACGGTGGTAAATTGATTATCAGTGGCACCACTTCTGGTTTAAATGCATATGAAACTGCTAATAATACAAGTATTGAAGTACTTATTGGAAATACTGCCAATGGAGATCTAGCAAAATATATTGAAAATAAACCAGTTATGATTGGAATATTTCCATCAGGTAATGCTGGAAATGGTATTACGGCTGCAGATTTTGCAACATATTTTAGTAGTCCGGGAAATGTAAATTTTGTATCTGGAGCTACAGTTGCAGATAGAATTTTTAATATTTATGGAGTAAATGGAACTACATATTCTGCAACAACTCTATCAAATGGTGCTGAATTAAATTATCAAATCCCAGCTGTAGCAGATGTAGCTGGTGCGTTTAATGCAGCCAAAAATTTGGATCAGATATTTTTAACTGTTGGTGGTTTAGATCGATCTACTGTTCTTAATAGAGGTATTATAAATTCAATTAATTGGACTGATGCAATTAAAACAACACTAAGAACAAATCGTGTTAATTTTTATGTAAATTATACGCCTAAATTCTTAGGTTCCGATTTAGTTGGAGCTGTTGCTGGATCGGCCACTGTTACTGTTTCTGAAAGATTTGGAGCAGCATATTTAAAAAGAGTTTTAACTCAACAAATAACTCAAATTGGTGTTAAATATCTTTTTGAATTAAATATTCAATCAAATAGAGATTCTGTTATAGCAGAAGTCAATAGTCTTTTAGACCAATATGCTTATGCTATGGTAAGATCTACGGCACAAGTTATATGTGATTCATCCAATAATACAGACTATGGTACTACACTGACTATTGATTTGATAATACAACCATTGTTAGGTGTTGATCAGTTTGTAATAAATATCACACTATCGAGTTAATATAAATGGCAAATAATTCAATATTAGATTTTAAAGGTGGATTTAATGGCGGTACAAGAGCCAATAGATTTCAAGTAAATGGTTTATGGCCATCTGGAGTACTTAGACCAAGTGAGAAAGATCTTAGAGTTAAAATATTTGCTTCATCGTTTCCACGATCAGAAGTAGGAACAATTTCTATTCCATATCGAGGAAGCGCATATTACTTACCAGGAGATCGTCAATATCCTAACTGGTCTGTAGATGTATTTGATGACAGTAATGATAGAAATATTTGGAAAGCCTTTAATAAATGGAAAGAATTATTAGATGGTCATCAAACCCACAAAGTATATCGAAGCAATTATTCTTACGATCAATTGCAAACTACATGGAATATTCAACAACTTGATTTAAATGGTGATCGACTAAGAAAAATTATTTTATATAAATGTTGGCCAAGTGAAATTGGGGCTTTAACAATGGACATGGGATCAACTGAACCTTCTGTATTTCGTGTTACTTTAACCTTTGATTACTTAAATATTGTAAACATAAACTAATGCTAAATGATTTTAAAGAAAATTTTAAAGGTGGAGCTCGTTTAAACAGATTTTTTGTTACAGGAAATATCCCATTTTCTGGAAAAAGTGCATCAAGATTTCATATACGGGCTTCTGCTATTCCACAACTACAGACACAAACTCTAAGTTATGATTATAGAGGTAGAAAATCACACTATCCAGGAGAAAAACAATATCCTGTTTGGTCTATTAGTATATTGGATGATACCTCTCCTGGTGATTTATGGACTGCTTTTCAAAAATGGCAAAATGCTTTAAATAATCATGATTCTAATAAAGTTAACAATTCTGTTTTAAGACATCAACCAGAAACCTTTAAATCTACATGGACAATCAATCACATGAACTTAAATGGTGATGAAGATAATCCATTGAAAAAAATTACTTTGTTTGGTTGTTGGCCCAAGGCTATTAATCCTATTAATTTTAATATGAATAGACCAAATACATTAAATGTATTTGATGTTGTAATGGTTTATGACTACATAAATATAAAGAACGTGACATAAAAAGGACTACATGGAACTTGATATTTTTGGATTTCAATTCGGTAAAAAAGAACCATCTAAACAAAAAAAAGAAGATAAGCTTCTTCAATCGTTTACGGTTCCCGAGATGTTTGATGGAACTGTAACAGTCGAAGCAGGTGGGTTTTTTGGTACTGCTCTTGATTATGGTGTCAATCTACGGGATGAAAATACTTCTGTAATTCAATATAGAAATATGTCAGTTTTTCCAGAAATTGATAATGCCGTTGATGAAATTGTTAACGCATCAATTGTATTTGGTACAGATCGTAAAGTTGTTAAAATTGATTTGAAAGAAGTACCTCTTCCAGAACCTATTAAAATTAAAATATATAAAGAATTTGATAGAGTAGTTCATTTACTGGATTTTAACAATAAAGCATACGAAATCTTTAGACGTTGGTATATCGACTCTCGTATTTTTTATAATATTGTAATTGATAGAGACTTACCTGGTGATGGTATTAAAGAAATTATTCCTATTGATCCTCTGAAGATTAAAAAAATCAGAAAAGTCAAGAAGGAAATGGAACGAGTAGAAAATCAATCTGTTTCTGTTGTGAAAGAGATTGAAGAATATTATCTGTATACGAATACAGAAAAAGATACATTCCTTTCAACTGGTCCCAGTGGTTTACATTTATCTCTTGACAGTGTTGTTTATTGCCCATCTGGTATAGTAGACCTTAATACTAAAAGAGTATTAGGGTATCTCCATAAAGCAATTAGACCACTAAACATGCTTCGTCAACTTGAAGATGCTCTGTTAGTGTATCGTGTAGCACGTGCACCAGAACGCAGAGTATTTTATGTGGATGTTGGTCAATTACCAAAACAAAAAGCTGAACAGTATATGCGGGATATGATGAGCAGATT